CTTTTTAGCAAATCTAAAATGATGTGCAATTCTTAAAATTGGATATTCTGCTGCTGTTGTTGCATCTGCTCCATCTGGTGCTACTTCTACCCAGAATCTCATATGATCTTTTATAGTATCCCCACCATTTACTGCGGTAGGAACATTTCCAAAACTAGGAAAGTTTATGGAATTAATAATTGTGTTTGTTGAAAATTTAAACATAATTTAATTATTTTTGTGGTTGTGCCTATTGTTGAGCTGGATTTGCAATAGACTGTGAAACTGCTATATGTGTTTGTGTTCTAGGATCGCTACTATTTTCCATAACGATCATTACCAACTCATTTATTATCTCTTGACATACATAATCTGGAAATTCCATAATTTGTGATGTGTCTTGTGTTAAATCAATCTACTCTTGTGTAAGTCTAATATGTTGTGGAGCTTTAAGATAATCTACCCAAATATATTTTAATTGGAATACACTATCGTCTTTTCCATAACGAATTTCTAATCTTACATTACTTGCATTACCATATCTATGACCTCCAGTTCTTTCTACTGTATCGTCTTGATATGAATTACCATTTGCATCTTTTAATGTTATACTTCTAGGAAGATTAACACTTTCGTTATTTAACTAAATGCTACCATTTATTCTTACTGGAGTTGAACCATCAGAAGTTCTCTAAACTGTTTCATCTTCATTAGCAGGAACATCTGTTCCATACTATTGAATACTAGTCTAAGAATTAGTGTCTACAGATATAGGATTAGTTGGATTAAAATTGTTATTAGCATTTTTGCCAAATTCTCCATTAGTAGCTATTGAACTATTATTTATATTGTGAATATAATAGTATGGTTTTTTATATGATGGTTTCATATAAAAATTATTTATAATCTATGGCCAAATATCAGAAGTTAATCTAGTAGCTCCTTGTTGCCATGTATCTCCAGCATTATAGCATTTAAATTGTTTATTAACTTTATAAATACAAACGCAATTTAATAAATGTAAGTAATCAGCAGGTAAATTAAAGTCATAAGTAGCTCCAAAAATAGAAGTTGGCTTAATAACATTTCCACAATAAGATACTGAAGCTTCATTATGTGTAGCTCCTATTTTCTATTGTGGTGTTTTTATTGGCTCTAATACTGCAGAAGATTTTAATACTCGAACATCATCGGTACTTTGCTAATTTGTATCATATATATTATATTTCTTATTAATATATTGATTTATAGCTTTATTAAAGAGATAATTAAAATCTTCAAGTAATAAACTAGGTGCTTTTACTTTATTTAATTCAATTAAAACTCCTTCATAAACTTGTCGAGCTGTCATTTATAAATATTTATTTATTATTTTTTACCATTGTGTACTGCATTTTCGATAACAGGATCTTTTTTCTTATCATCTCCAGTATCTAACATTGGTGTTGTATCGTACATATCTGGATATGTATCTTTACGAATCATATCAAGTATTTTCTTGTTTTTTGGTTCCTTCATCCAAGTAATTACAGCATCATCTGTTGCTCCTAAGAAGATGTTATCACCATAGCAATATATCTTATTCTTAGATACTATAACTTTCTTATCTCTAGCATCTATGAACAATAAACGTAAATTAGTATCACTACCTGTGTATAAAGAAATAATTTTATCAGGATTCTTTTCTGCTACTTGTAACAAATAGTCTTCAACGTCAGCGTCTGGTAAGTTCTTCATATTCTTTCCTAATAATCTAGCTATTAATAATCGACCTTCAGCTCCTCTATCATCAGTAAATATAAAGTCAGAAGCAGTATGTATTTTCTTCTTTCTAGTAATTTTCTTAGTTGCTTCTACACCAGGTCTATCAATATATAATTCAGCTACTCCGTAACGTGGTTTTTTAGAACTCCAGTTCATTGTTCCGTCTATCAAATAATCTCCATTCTCGTCTTTAGCATATCTATCAGGTGCTATAAATTTACAATTCTTTATTGCTTCCCAAACATTTCTATCATAAGGATCATCCAAATTAAATGTTTTGCCATCCTAAATTTTAAAGACTTCTGTTTCTTTTATAAAATATTGTGCTTCTGGACTATTTTTTTCAGCATCAGTAATAATCATATCACCTTGTGAATTTACATGTTTTACACAATTTGGTAATCTACCATGTTTATCTTTACAAGGATTTATAAAATAAGTCATTCCAACTTTTCCATAAACACTTCTTAAAACAATAATATTTTTGGAATATATTCCTTTATTTTCAGTACTCATATTAATTCATTAATTATATAAAAAATAAGTAAGGGAGAAACTTAATCTCCCTTACAATATCTTAGTCGTTATTTATCAAATCTCTCTTAAAATAAAGCTTCTGTAAGCATTAAATACACCTACTCCACTATCATTGTTATTAACTATATGTTACCATATAGATTAGACTATATCTTCAATTTAATCATCAATATATTTAAATGTATATCCATGCGTATGATTTCTACCACCCTTAATTACATCTCTACATTTAGGATGTATTTTGGCACAATCAGTAATAGTATCCCATACTTTTACTAATTCTTTAGTATTATAATCATATTGTCCTACTTTTTTATTTTTAATTATATTTCCTTTATATGGAATAAATTTATCTAGTTTTTCATAAGAAAAATAATATTGATTATTAACTAGATTTCCTTTTGTAATTCCACTTTTAATAGTTCCATAAGGAATATTTAAATTTTCTGATGCAGATTGTAATCCTATATATTCATTTATATAATTTTTATTATTATCATAAACTATAACAGGCCTATTTCTTAAATTAAATAACCTATTAATTTTAATTATATTTTGAATACTATCAGGATCTTTTGTCCAAAATGATTCTTTATATATTTTCTTTTTAGAAACTGCTTCATTTAAAGAATCTTTAGATAAATTTAATTCTTGAATAGCTTTTTCAGAATTTTTAAATATTTTTTGTAAATTTCCAGAAAAATCAAATTGATATAATTCAGAATGTTTAGATTTTCTATATTCCTCTATATTTATTTGATTTTCATAACTCCAATAACTTTCAAAAGCACTATATTTATTAATAGCAGCCATATGAAATCTATTAGAATTACAACTATAATATTCTATTATATCTGATATACTATTCCAAGTTTTAATTAAATCTCCATTATAATTAAATTGATACATAATTTTAAAATTCCATGCACCATGTATTCCTCCAGTTTTTATATTATAATTATTATCATTTTTTATAAATTTTAATGTAACTATTTGTGCTTCTTTATCATAAGCATCTTGTTCATTATCATATATAAATAATGTTGTTCTTATAAAGGAATTATACCCATATTTTTTTAAAGCATATTGATATGCTGTTTTGGGATTTTCTAATGAGTAACCTACATATATTCCATTACCTATATAACCATCAAAAATATCTGGGTTATTAGTTTTATGTACACCTATATATATTTTACCATTTTCTTTGTTTGTAGTTTGATATACTATATATTTCATATTAAATCACTTTTTATTTCGGCAATTAAGCCTACGTGTATTACACTAGTCGTTGAACCTCTTTAATAAATGCCCTTACAAGAGTCTATATTAAAATTGGCTGCTGATTGTCCTAACGTATTAGGGTTTTCCAGCAATTAAAAAAGTTTTTTGGGACCTATAGTAGTTAAGCTTTATGCAACTTTTCTATAAGTTAAGCCCCAGTTAATTAATTTAGAACCAGCAACAGGGCTAGAAACAACTCCTGAAGATAATCCATCTAATCCACCAACACCTGGGAATTTATTAGTAATAAAATCTCCACCTTTTAATGTAAACATTTGAATTGGTGGTTCTGCAGAAGTTTTGTCTGCAGTTAAATCTAAGCATAAGCAATAACCTTTATCATAACCATACTCTCTTGAGAATGTACGATCAACTTTAAATGATACTTGGTTTCCTGCAAATTCGTAAGTTTGGAATGTTGCTCCAACTTTTACATAATCATTAGCTTGTTTAGAGTATAGATATGTACCGTTAGTTTTAAATTTAGATAACCAGTCTCCAAGACTTGTTTGTAAATCATTCCAACATTTTTCGTTACAAATAAAGATATATTTATTATCTGTTGGATGTGTAGCTTTAGCATTTAACATTGATAAAGCTGTATTTAATACATCTACAGTTAATTTAGAATATGCATATTTAGATGCAAATCTTTCTACTTGAGGAATAATTCCATCACCTATATAAATAGGTCTATTAGTATCTGGATCAACGATAGTTGGTTTTCCGTTTAAATCTACATTACATTTATTGAATAACAAACCATTATTTCTAACATATAAGAAGTTGTCAAGTAATACTTTTTCCTTCTTATCCATCTTATAAATAGTTTCTGTTAAATTACCTTGTCCTTCACCTTTAGCAATAGAAATAAATGTATCTTCGTGAGCAGCATATAAAGCTGAGTAAGAATCATCTACACGGTGTGTAGTAATATAATTTCTATGTTTTTCAATGTTAGATTGATATTTTACGTATCCTTCTTCCGTTAGAACCTTATATATTACTATATAAGACTGACTATATCATTAACTATCTAAATATTTATATATATATTGTTTATGTGTTTGATTTGTTCCAGCTAATACCTTCCATACAGAAGTTCCATTTTCATTAGCTGCCTATGTTACGGATTCATATTCTTTAACTAATACATTATCTAATGTAAATTTACCAACTTTACGTTTTATACATTTATTTGGTTTATTATATATAGTTAATTTTTCTAATCCCCACATATATCCTAATTCATCACACTGTTTTAGACGAATAGATTTAGTTATATTTGTTTTATAAGTAAGTTCTGCTTCTAATTGAGAATCAAAAGCTTTAATAAAATTTCCATTAATATCATATTGATATACTGGACGTATTTTTAAATATTTTGATTTAGCTTTATCATAAGTATCTTCTTTTACAAAAGATAAATAAAATTTATTTCTAAAACAAGAACCTAGCATAGCATATTTTTTTAAAGTACCTTGAGTACTTTTTAATTTTCTAGCTGCATCAGTTAAAGTTTTATATCCACCTAAATATTTACCATTTATATTATAAACAAATATATTAATAGCATGATTTAAACCTAAATTATATTGTGATAAATCAATTTTTTCTAATTTATCATTACTCCATAAATATTTTTTAGCTATACTTCTTTTTCTAACAGCATAAGAAATTAATGTATAATCACAATTTAATTTTAATGCTGCATCTGCATAACTTTCATATTCATTAACATAATTTCCATTTAAATCATATTGATAGACTTTTAATCTATTAGAAATAAAATATCCTCCCAAACCACCTAAAACCATATTATATACATCTGAACGTTCTAAAAATTTTTCATTTACTAATTGTTCCTCTAAATCAGAAGCTTCTTCAGCAGTATTAAATATTGCAATAGTATATCTTCTAAAATTTTTAGGTCCATATTTTTTAACTGCACACTAAAAAGCAGTTTTTGCATGTTCATATGTATATGGCTGTGTATTATATATTCCATTTCCTAAATATCCATCAAATATTTCTGGATTTTTTGTTTTATGTAATCCAATATATATTTTATTATTTACTAAATTTATTGTTTTATAAACAATATATTTCCAATTATTTTCCATAGTTATTTACCATTTTAAATTATTAATTTTTTAATAATCTTACGCCTTACGGCTAGTCGATGAACCTTAATATTAATTTCCTGCTATATTAGGATAAAAAATATTCTTGGCTGCTGATTGTCCTATTTAAAATAGGAGTTCCCAGCAATTAAGTAAATTTTTCAAAGTAACTCACGCTACTAAGGCACAAAGAATTTTATGCAATTCAGGCATTGCAACACTCTAGAATCTTGTTGTATCACCAACTTGGCAACCATCAAGTTCAAGAACTGTTTTATAGTCATTATCAATTAAACGTCCCTATACTTCCCAGAAGTTATCTGCTTTTCTAATAGGTCTGCTAACTACAATAACTTGTTGCATTGTTTTATCTATCTTAAATATATCATATTTCTCATAATATCTTTCTTTAAATGCAAATGTAATTTCAGTACCATCAGTACCGTCTCCTTCAGGAACTGCTGCAAATTCTATACGTTTAATATAGTTTGTTTCAGTTTCCCATTCAAAGTACATTGAATCTATTGATTGATATTTATTTTTTGATCCTTTAGCATCTTGATAAAAAATATTTCTAAGAGATTCAGTTAAATAAGATGCTGTTAATTCAGGATATAATCTACTTACTATACCTAATTTGTAAGGTTTAGTTCCTAAAAACTTATAAAAATCTTCATAAGTTCTAGTGTCGCCCATCGTAGGACGGTTTGTCACAAAGTTTGCTACAATCATTTTTTCTTATATTTTAAAAATTAATCTAAATCGTCAACCGATTTGTATTTATTTTCAGCAAAAGCAGTTATTGGTTGCTATTGTTGTTGTTTATTAGTTGGTTGGATAACTACGTGAGGTGTGCCATTTCTAGCATCTTCTACACCTTTAGCGTATGCTTGTTTCCTAACTTCAGTAATCTGTTTTGAAAAATATTCTTGAATATTATCTAATGCATCCGCACCTCTTAGAGCAAACCATGCCATTCTTGTTAATGTATCTGGATCATTAAGTGCCTTACCTAAATAACTATTTCCTGCCTAATCTCTTCCTAGTATAAAATCAGCAATTTCTTCTTTATCATCATCATCTAAAGATACATCTAATGACCCAATAGAGTCCATGTTTACAATAGATTGTAATATATTTTGCTGAAAAGCCTACTATTGTTCCAACTGTTCTTGTTCTTGAACAGCTTGTTGCTAAGCATTCTAATCTTCTTCTAATTGTTTATATTCTAATCTCATCCCATCTACTTGTTTTTGATACAAAGTAGGATTATCCTTAGCCTATTGTAAGGCAGTAGCTACTTCTTCATCAGTGATGTCATTAGCTCTAGCTTTTAAATCATAAACAAATAGTTCGTCATCAGAAAGATCATCAACAGCATAAGAAGGTTCATTTGGAATAGTTTGTGCAAACTATTGAGCACCTTCTTGCATTGTTCTCTATA